ATTATTATCTCAGCTTAATCGTAACATAGAACAAGAACATAGAGCTAAAGCTCAATATCAACCATTACTAACAGATTTATTTGGTGGTGATAGTATTGGTCAAGATGCTCATGTTGTTATGATGTTACAAAGACCATATGATTTATATGGTATTACTGATCCTTATTGTGGAGAAGATCCAATGGGATTATTAGCATGTCATGTAGAAAAGAATAGAGATGGTTTATTAGGACTTATACCATTTGAAGCTGAAATGTCTACATTTACAATTAAAGAACGTTTAACACAAAAATAAATTATGGAAATATTAGTGATAGCCGCTGTTTTAGCAGTTGGTATAGCTGGAGGTATGTATATTGCCTCACAGATTGAAAAGAGAGTAGTTAAAAATATACAAAAAGGGGATACCGGTGACCGGGGACCTACAGGAGCTGTTGGCCCTACTGGACCAATTGGCCCACAAGGTGAGCGCGGCGCTATTGGGGAACAAGGAGAAAGAGGCCCTAAAGGTGACACTGGTAGATCAGGAGAAGATGCAACCGCATCTAATACATCTATTCAAGCAATAAATAAAAGAATAGATAAAATTGATGATGCATTATATGAATTAAATAAACACATCGGCACTATATTAGACGCTAAACCTATTGGTAAAGATTATGAAACAGATGAAGCAGAAGATGAAAATCTAGAAAAGAATAGATTAGGGGGCGGTGTAAGAAATTGGAAAAGAATAGAATAAAATGGAAATTATGAAATTACCTACAGAAAAGGTTAAGGCGAGCCGTAAATCTCCTAAGAATATGATAATATATGGACCACCTAAGATAGGTAAAACCACGGTATTATCACAATTAGATAATTGTTTAATTATAGATCTAGAAGATGGTTCTGACATGGTTGATGCTTTAAAGATTAAAGTTAAAAATCTTAAAGAATTAGCAGATGTTGGTAGAGAAATAATTAAACAAGGAAAACCATATAAATATGTTGCTATTGACACTATATCTAAATTAGAAGAGTGGTGTGAAGATGAAGGTAAAAAGATTTATATGAAAACTCCTATGGGAAAAAACTTTGAAACAAAAAATCCTGGTATGTCAATCCTATCATTACCAAATGGTGCAGGCTACTTATATTTAAGACAAGCTTATAAAAAATGGATAGACAGAATGAACATGCTAGCAGATCATGTTATCTTAGTTGGACATCTTAAAGATAAAATGCTTGAAAAGAAAGGTAAAGAGGTTGCAGTTAAAGATCTCGATTTAACCGGTAAGATTAAGCAGATTACTTGTGCTAACGCTGATGCTGTTGGTTATATATTTAGAGAAGGAGAGGAAACCATGGTTTCTTTTAACTCTTTAGATGATATAACTGCCGGTTCACGGTGTGATCACTTAAAAGGAGAGACCATTCCTTTAAACTGGTCAAAAATATTTATAGATTAATTAAACGATAAAAAAATGATTGAAATGAGAACAAATGTAACGCCAGGAGAAACTCCTGAAAAGATTACTGTTTCTATGATCGACCAAGATCTTAAAGACGGTATTAGTAAGTCAGAAATGGCTATTAAATATGGTATTAAACCATGGGAAGTAGATGAAATGTTTAAACATCCATTCCTTAAAGGTAGAAGACCTAGTAGAAAGAAAGCTTTGTCTTTTATATTTGAAGATGATACTCTTCCATTAAATAGCGGAGACGGTGAAGTGGAAACACATGCACGAGAAGATGCTGGAATGGATGAAATAGATCCTAATCAAGTAACTTTAGAAGATGCTATAGATGATGCTATAGAGTCAGCTACACAGGCTCAAGAAGCACTAGCTGAAGCGGCAGAAACTATTGAAGAAATCTTTCCTACTGAAATAGAAGATGAAAAACCAATGCAAGCTGATGGTTTAGATAGTGATTTATTAGATGAAGAACACACTATACAAGGAGGAGATGAAGAAGAAGAATTAGAAGTGGACGATGATACGTTCGAACTTTGAGTAAAGAGAAACACAATTAATTAATAACAAAAAAATTTTAAAAATGGCAATACAAAGTAATGCAAGTACAGAAGCAGTAGCCGGTACAGGGGCTACGTTATATTCAGGATTAACTAATATGAAAGTATTAGCAGTAAATCCTAGTATGGCAGAATTACACGCTATGGGTGTAAATGTTAAACAAGAACCTAGTTATAAAGTTACATTTTCAGATCAAGACTATAACAAAATTGTATTTTGGGTAGGTAATACAGATACTAAAGTTAAAGTAGAGATTTTAATGCAGCCAAATACTAGAACTTCTCAAACAGGGAAGAAGCAATGGATTAATTCTTTTGGGGCTACTACATGGTCTGAAGATGCGCCTACTTATGATTGGTGGAAAGCAGAAGGACAAAGACCAGCTTATGTTGGTGAAGAAACTTTAATTGAATTTACTAAAGCTTGGGCAAATGTTGCTGCAGGAGATGAAGTATCTTATGATAATATTAATGCAATTGCATCAGGAGATGTTTCAGAAATCAAAGCTTTATGTGCAGCTTTAACTAATAACGAAGTTAGATTATTAGTAGGAGTTAAAGATGATAAATACCAAACTGTTTATACTAAATGTTTTGGTAGAATTAAGCCACAAAGAGATCAATATTTTATTAAATCTTTAAATGATGATTATGGATCATTTAATGCAGACTTTAATGCTGATTTAGTATGGGGAGTTCATACTCCAACAGCTACATTAGTTAAACCAGATGCTCCAGCTGAAGATGAAGACTGGACCATGCCTGAAGAACCTGTAGCGGCCGGTAATGGAATGAATGAGGATACTCCATTCTAATGCCAATCGCTAGTAGAAGCAGCGAAGATCATTTACATACAGATGTCATACTTAGTAAAATTACTGAGTATGACATTTTTGTATATTATTGTCCAAACTTTAAAGAATTAGGTAAAAAGTTTTTAAGCGATCTTCGTGAAGACAGGTCGCCAACCGTTTCTATAATTCCTTACAATGGTAAGTTATTATATAAAGATTTTGGACATGCTGATCATGTATTTGACTGTTTTAACTATGTTCGTTATAAGTATAATTGTAGTTTTATAGACACATTAAGAATTATTGACTGTGATTTTAGATTAGGATTAGCATCTAAAAAAGAAGCTGTTCAATTTACTATGGGTGTGATGGGATATAGACAAACTAATACTCCTAAATATGCTAAACCAACAGTTACAATTCAAAAAAAGCGTAGACCTTGGACTAAGGTAGATGCGAACTTTTGGCTTCAATATTTGATTAGTAAAAAAACTTTATGTAGTTTTGCTGTCGAACCTATAAGTCATTACTGGGTGAATAACAACAGATTTACGTGTAAATCAATTAGTTATGCATTTCGGTTTAAGAATCGATATAAAATCTATTCTCCTTATGAGGAAAAAAGTAAGTGGTTGAGTAATACAAAGAAAACAGATATACAAGGTTACAACCAACTCCCGTATAAAGGTGAGAGAATAATACTTACGTCATCTCTTAAAGATGTAATGTGTTTGCATGAATGCGGCCAACCCGCAATTGCTTTACAAAGCGAAATGCAAATGCCAGAACGAAAACTATTAAGTGAGTTAGCAGATCGTTTTGATACAATAGATATTTTATATGATAATGATTTTGATAAAACAAATAATCCTGGTCAAACTATGGCTAGCAAAATTTGTGATGAATATGGGCTTAACAATATAAAAATACCAGATCATTTAGGATGTAAAGACCCTTCTGATTTAGTCAAAGAGACAGGTAGTTTTAAAGAACTTAAATTATTATTAAAATGACAAAAGAAGAAATAGTTGAAAAATTAAGAGATAAACCAGGTTACCAGAAAAAAGGAGCACAACATTTAGCAGATAGATGGGAAGTATCAATCGATGTTATAAAAGAATGTAAAAAGTTAGTATTATCTGAAGAATGGGTACAAGAAAGAATAAATAATGAGAACGAAAATGAATTAAAAAGCGGCTCAGAGTTTAAAAAACATTTAAAAGATAATGGTCTAACCATGGCAGATATTAAATCTGTTAAATTTTGGCAAAATTTTCAAGGGGAACAAAGATATAGTATAGTAACACATAATCAATGGCATGAACAACCTCAAGTTAAAGAGGAGCTATTAAATTATATAAAAACTAGATCTAATAAAGTTCCTAAAATTAAATATAAGAAAAGTAAAGATCCAATTCTTTATGAAATATCATTACCAGATATACATTATGGTAAAATTACAGACGAACCATTTAATTTAATAGAAAAACACTATATAGCAGCTATTCAGGATTTACATAGAAAAGCTGATGGTTTACATATAGATAGATTTTTATTACCTGTAGGTAATGACGGACTTAACTCAGAAGGTATGAGTAGAGCTACCACTAAAGGTACACCTCAACAAGATAATATGCGTTGGCGTGAATCTTTTAGAGGATACTGGCATTTAGTTACAAAAGCAATTGATTATTTAACTCAGTTTGCTCCAGTAGATGTAGTAGTTGTACAAGGTAATCATGACTTTGAGCGTATGTTTTATGCAGGAGAAGTTTTAGATGCTATATACCATAAGAATAAAAATGTAACAGTAGATAATGGATTAGATGCGCGTAAATATTATGAATATGGTGTTAATATGATTATGTTTACACATGGAGATAAAGAAAAACCTAATGAATTACCTTTATTAATTGCAACAGAACAGCCAGAAATGTGGAGCCGCGCTAAGGTACGAGAAATACATTGTGGGCATAAACATAAAGAAATGCTTAATGAATATATGGGAACTAAAGTTAGATTTATTCCTAGTATTTGTGGAAATGATTTGTGGCATAAAACTCAAGGATATATTGGAACACTTAGATGTGGACAAGCATATATTTGGAATAAGAATAGAGGTCTGGAAGGGTACCTCCAAACTAATGTGATGAATTATGAAGAAGCGTAGATATAAAACTAGTAGAGTAAAAGTTAAAAATGTACAAAAACCTAAATTTGATGGTATTAATTTTCAATCAAAGCTAGAAATGCATTGTTATAAAAAGTTAAAAGAAGAAAAAATTCCAATTGAGTATGAAGGAACTACTTTTACAATTTTTCCTGCTACAATATATCCTCAAGCATGTTACGAAGGTACTACTAAAAAACTTTATAATAAAGGTTCCAAAATCCGGCCGATTACATATACTCCTGATTTTATAGATCCAAATGGTAAATTTATTATAGAAACAAAAGGCTATGCAAATGAGTCTTTTCCTTTAAGATGGAAGTTATTTAAAAAACATCTTAAAGACAATAATCATCATTATGTGCTATTTATGCCTAGAAATAAAAAGCAAGTAGATGAAGTTATTGAATTAATCAAACAATTATAAAAAAGAGGACTCCGAAGGTTTAGGGGGGTGTCCGTCTCTGAGGATAATGGAATTACGTACAGAGGCACTATATATAATAATATAGTTAAGTTAAAGAACGATGGTATAAACAGGTAATCAAGCGCAGTGGGTCACGTCCAGCTAGAACAGATATGTCTATTGAGAGGGCTTAAGACTTCTTACTACCAGACCTGGGAGGTAGTTTAGGATAGGTTGAATCAACGGGTGGTCCCCCACTCTTTTTTATAATAAAACAAATAAGGTAAAAATCCTTGGATCGGACCATAGCCTTATTTATAATAGGTCGGGGAGGTTAGTAATTTAATGGCAATAATGCCAAATATAACTGAGCGGTTATACTTTGTGAACAATTACAATTCCTCCCCTTCCTTTTTTATTAACCAATTAAACAAAATTATGTCTTATTTAGTAAGCCCTTGCTGTGGGGCAGAATACAGCGATGATGAAATCCCAATAAGCAATTGCTGCGGAGCCCTTCAAGTAGATGATTATGACATTTGTAGAGAATGTAAAGAACATACAGACTTTTACGAGTATAAATGCTCAAATTGTGATGAATGGTTTCCTGAACCTGACGTTGATTATGAATATGAGGAAAGAATGAAAGAATCTATAT